CACTGGCTGATGAAAATACACAAGTCTGACCCCAGCCCCAATTTGAGACATCTAAAACTTGTTGAGGAATAGTACCTGGTTCTAACTGTGCACCGTTTATAAAAACATTTCCGGTATTTATGTCTTGGGCTGCACCACCAGTAGGTAAACTTGGAACAAAATCTGGCGCGATATTAGCAGCATCAAAAGCTGCATCGCTTGTTTCCATATCCTGCTGAGACTGCCTGTATAGCCACCTATTTAATCTTAAATCACTGAGTTTCATTAGTTTTGTTCCAATCCTTTCACTTGGAGCGATAGTAATTCAACCCCAGTTAAAATGATTGGTGTTCCTTTTGTTCTTCCACTATAACGCAATCTTATTTCGTTAAAATCTTTAGTTGAGGCATTCGGGAACAACGCAACATATTCATCTTTTACTGAATCAATATACTCCCATGCGTTGGTTGGGGCTTTCTCGGTTTGATATTGCACTTCCATACCTGCTCCGTTTTCGGTCATAACCGCTAAACCGCTAATACTTTTAGACGAGGATGACATGTCGGTAAACCCTCTCCATCTGTCTATAAGCTCATAGTAGATAGGAGAACCAAAATCCGTTGTACCAGAATCTAGTTTGCCAACTAATCCTGTGGAAGTTCCGGCCACTTGCTCGATTGTTGTTCCATTATCGTAAGAAATTAAAGCCGTAATAGCCGTTGTATCGAAATCGTAGATAGTCCAAACCTGAGTTGAAATAGAATATCTCATTTGGCAATTCGAATAAGCAACTCCCTCAACAGTAACTGCTCCCACTGACCATTTTATGCAATCTAATCCATCATAAATTCCAACTATGTTTTCATAATTGGCCCTTGGTATGGCTCGAATGAAATCCCTGACCCTCAATGAAATTTCAGTTGGTTGCGAATCGTAATTGAATTTATAAAACCCAGAAGGGTGATGAAAATATAAACCGTCTTTTCCTTGCACGATAGACTCATGAGAATAAGTTCCTACATTGTATGCTGGGTAGGCGTCCATGTTTTCTGGGGAATAAACTCGGTAAATGTGATTCTGTTTAAAAAGCAATAAAGCTTTTGGAACCCTAAACAATCCAGTAATAGACTCCCCGTCTTGACTTGAAAATTTTGTAATGAAGTTTTCTGTTAAAGTGAAAGTCAGAGGGGACACATAAGTTGTTCCATCGAGTGAGACGACTTGGTCTGTATAATAAAGAATATCTTTTGCAGCGTCGGCAATCCAAACCCTAGCATCATATCCAGCTTGAATAAAATCTCCCTTTGGTAATGTAGCTGGTACGTCAGTAGTATCAAAAGTTCCACCGTTGGAGGTTTTAGGAACATCTCCGGCATTTCCATTCACCATCCAAACTCTATTTAAATATTGGCTAAACCTTGCCTTTTCAGTTCCGGTTAGGCCAGTTCTTACAGAGGCCCAGGCGCCAGTTGCAGAATTAAGAGCTTGGATAGTTGAGCCCACGTGAGCAAATAGATATTTAGTAGTACTAGACTGAGTATTTAAAGTACCGAAAGAATTAACACTTCCCGCTAAAGTTGTTGCATAAGTTTCTACTCCTGGTCTCGTCTGTACAGCCCCTACCCTGTCGAAGTTCATATTAATTGCTATTTGGACCGAATTCTCTGGACAAATGCTATCGTCTAGCTGAGCTGAACGGATTACTCCCTCTATTGGATTAGGGATTTTTATATTTTTTAAAGTTGTTCCCATAATTTAATGTTGCTATCTCACCTTCCGGAAGAAGGTGAGTAGAAATACTAAACTGTCAGACCAGTAACTAAACCGTTTACTACGGTAATTGTTTGTATTGGACCTGTTGGTCCAGCACTAAATGTGCCGACTGGACCCGTAGGACCAGTGTATCCTGTATATCCGGTGAAGTTCCCAGCACCTGTATATCCAGTGTATCCTGTTGCACCTGTTGCTCCGGCAGGACCTGTCGGGCCTGTTACATCAGAATCTGCTCCTGTATATCCAGTATACCCTGTTGGACCAGTTGCTCCGGTTGCTCCGACTGGTCCGGTTGCTCCCGTATCAGTTGCATCTCCAGCAGGACCGGTATACCCTGTTGGACCAGTTGCTCCTAAAGGACCAGTATATCCTGTTGCTCCTGTTACTGAAGGACCAGTGTACCCTGTGTACCCTGTATATCCTGTGGCTCCAGCTGCACCAGAACCGATTGTTGCCCATGCTGGGACGGCAATTGTACCAACTTGCTGGTAAACTGCTGAACCATTAATGTCTTGCAACAGGCACTCTAGCGAAAAAATGTTTGCGTAAGCTGCTCCTGTTGGAGGTGTTCCTTCGACTGTTCCGAAAGTGACTAATCTATCAGTTCTACCTCCTGTGGCAACTGCTTCTTGCTGTTGAATATCCACTGTAGGGATATTTGGATTTGACTTTGCCATTATATTTTATTCGTTTAACTTGTTATTATTGTGGTCGTTTGACCCGTGTACAGATTTTCGAAAAGAGCTAGAACTAGTTCCTCAAACTTTTTCAAGTCTGGGTCACTATTATCCAATGAAATATCTTTTCGATATTTTATAGCATAACGTAAATACCATTTATAAATTTCTCTATAATGTTCTGGCAATTCTTGAGACAAATCTGTAACAACGTCCATTTTCTTGTAGTAATCAATGTAGAGGTTGCTTCCCTGCATTGAATCTGGAATAATCCTATCGAAAACCAATTTATCAGAATAGACAGTATAACTGGTCGGCTGCGCAATTGTGGGTCTCGACCAGACCCTAGTTCCCGATGGGATGTCTCTTGTTATTCCAGTTACTCCAAGTAACTGGTTCGTTGTATAATCAACACTAGTGTAGGAGATTTCCATAATCGTTTGAGAATAATCAGAGGTAGCTACATAGGCTACACCTGTGGTTGAATCTGGAAAATCTCCTACACTATCCAAATTAATAGATGTCGCTCCAGTTAAGACTTCAGAAGAAGTGAGTCCTCCTGCAACACAATATGAAACTTGGTTCCAACTCCTCTTATCAATATAACTCAAATTAAATGGGGTTAATATTCCTGAAACTATTAATCTTGCAGCTAGAACGGACCTATCTGTTTCGTTGTAATCAATATCTGTTGGTAAATCTACTGAGTTTGTTCCAGCTAATAATTTAATCGGATATTCGAATGATTGTTGCCAAGCGTGGCGAATACCGTAAAGTTTAGCTTCGGTGTATTTTCTTGCGTCGTCCACTGCTGATAGACAAAACTCTACTGTTATTTTAGAGTCATTTTCTGAAACACCCATAGCTCTTAACACTGGGAAAATAATATTAGCTACAGAATTAGTCGGGTAAGCCGATACACTCATAGGAGATGAAGCGGTAGACAATTCGCCAGTTATAGAATTTTTCCATTGTATTTTATAATAGTCTGTAGATAATCCAGTTGAATCAAAAATAATTGTATTTTGCTGCGTGACAAAAAAGGTTTTAGTTTCCAGTTCAGCATAAACTCCGTCCATTGTTGTACTTTTTGAGACTACAATTTGGTCGTATTTTATTTCTTTAACCGTATCTCCACGATTGTGAGCCATTACTGTAGCTAAGGTTGTAAAAGAAGTATTGGTATGAGAAGTTGATTTTATTATTTCAGCTGATTCGTTTCCGATTGATGATAGTAATAACAAAATATCCCCAACTGTAAAATCTACAGCGTTGTCTACTGGAACAGCTAAAACTCCTGAAGCAATATTGTCATTTAGGTATGCTACAGTCTTTACGTCCAGTTGATTCGGAATAGTTATGGTGTTACCAATGTTATGTTTTATTGAAATTTGTGGTTCCATATACTTAATTATAATATTTAATAACTTAAATTACAATTCAGACAATTTTTTAGCTAATAGGGCGCGGTCTTCTTGAACATGAGACCACGCAAGTTTATAAGTTTCGTCCATATTCTTATCTGGAGATTTAGACCAATGGTAATGATTTATAATAGCCTTCTCTGCCCTTACAAATATGCCCAATTTATCCATCTTGGCCGACAAGAGATTGTCACAACCTGTGTGCCAGAAGTCAGTGTCAAAAACCTCACCTATCTTGGCTATTATGTCTTTTCTTATCATAAAATGCTCACATCTATTTCCCCCGTCTGGGAGCAATTCACCGGTGTTAAAGGCCACAAAACCATCTTTTCCAACTTTTAGAGCTTCTGTAATGGCTTGTGGTGTAAGTTCTGTGTCATCGCTGACGAATACTACCCATTCTCCTGTGGATTTTTCAACTCCATTTTTTACTAATTTCGGTACACCAATCCTATTTTCTATACTATCTTTTTCGATAAGTATCTCTATTTTATCCTGAGGATAGTTGAGATTTTTAATTGAGTTGATACATCTCTCTAGTCCCTCTGGCCTTGTTCCCATAGTCGGTAAAATGAACGATATTTTTGGCGGATAAAATACCCCATCAGCTATATACTTAGGATTTGTCGCACAATAAGAGATAGCTTTCTTCCAATGCTCTTCACTTTTTAGTTTATTTCCAGACCACCAGTAAGCTGTATATAAAAATTCGTGAGGTATATTCTCATGATATGGTTGGTGGTTAGAATAAAATGGGAGTTGAGTGACTGTTAAGGCGGCCTCACAATAAGCAATAACTTGGGGATACATATTTTTGGCGTAATAGTGCTCAGCTATTCTCATTAACGGCTCTCTACGAGCTTCTTTTTCAAAAGACTTTACATACCACATAAGCATAGTATCAAACTCCTTCATAGCGCGATAGCAATCACCGATATACATCGTTGACTGTGCCGCTTCTGTGGGCCACCTATTCATTGAAATATGATTTAAAAATTCTTTGATAGCTGATTTGAATCTTCCACAATACATCATCTCACGCGCAAAGTAGTGGGAGTTCCTATCGTTCTCTGGATTGTTATAACAATCAACTGCAAGTCCTTTTAAGTAACCAGTCCTATTAGTCTTTTCGTTCTGATAATGCTCAAGCTTGATTACATCTTCTTCTAGGTAAATATGTTTGGACTGGCCTTGAAGTACCTCATGAATAATACCCACCCATTTAACTTTTCTTCTATCATAAAATTTACTCTGCTTGAATTTAATGACCGGATTTCCTAATGAGTCGTGACTGAAAACAAAATTGTATTCTAAAGTTTCATATCCGTCTTTAATAACTTGGTTGAGTTTATCAATATCTAGTTTTGTAAAAACCTCGTCACAATCCATTGTAGAAATAATGTCGTTCTTTGCAAACTGAACAATGTAGTTTCTGGCTGATGCAAAATCAAAAAGAGACTCCCCTGAAGCCACAACTGGAGCCTCTCCTTCCACTACAAATTTAGCATTTATTTTGTCAGCTAATTCTTGGTCTATAGTTATTCTAAATTTATCTCCAACTTCATAAACTTTACATCCTAGTGATTTAGCTACCTCTACAGTTTTATCCGTTGACCCCGTGTCGCAGATGTAAACACTCCCACCCCTGCTCATAAATTCTTTGAGGGAGTCCATCATGCGAGGAATAGTATTCTCCTCGTTCCTAGCGATAGCAACTATGTCGAACAACGGTTTACTCATGGCTTGGCTTTTTTATATTATTTTGATAATCATATTTACGGTGACACGACGGGCATAACTGCCACCAACTACTCCTTTTTCTGTCATATTTTCCATTCTTATTAGACCATTCATATCTACTCGGGGACTTTAGGATTACACCTTTGTCTATTTTTTTTGGGTAACTACATCCTGGCA